ATTCGCACCGAGCGTGGCCCTCGTTTCATGAGCCGTAAGGTGTTTGATTCCTGGGAAGCCAAGCAGCGTGCCCACAAGGCACGCGGGTGCCATGCTCGATATATCGCCAACAATGTGTGGATGGTGCTCGATCCCACCACAAACACTGATGCCCACACAGTCATCCGCACTGGCGCCTACGCCAAAGGGATTGAAGGTAAGTGGAGCTGCACCTGCACTGATGCCCATTTCATGATGGAACGTGGCCAGGAACCCTGCTGCAAGCACATCCTTGCAGCTCACATGCAACTCACAATGGGCTCATGAACGACGACCTCTGTTTCCCTGCATTGGACTCCCTGGAAAACAGGCTCGGTGATGCACTGGGCCTGGCCATCGGCATCATCCGCAACCCAGATAAGCTGAACAATCAAACCATGGCTACCATTGAGAAAGCCTTTGGTGAATGGTGGGACAAGCAGATTGATGAGATGCAAAATGAAGACTAGGGCCGCCATTCAGGAGCAGCCCCGCTTGAGACAGACCAGGCTTCACGAGGCCTGGTCGTAACGACGCTCTATCGCCGGTAACGCCCCATGAAGAAATCAATGGGCTCCATCACCATAGTCAATGGCTAAGTTCCAAGTGGGTGCCATCGTCGATCTTTACGACGTAGGCCTGAAGCAATGGAGGGGCGAATATATCGTCATCAAAATCCCAGAAGATGGCCGCGGCCTTTACAAGATCCGCAATACCAAGACCAATAGCCAGCAATTTGCTCGCGAGAAAACGCTGCGTGTGGGTCGCTTAGGGCCATATCGCATTGAAAGCTTGAAGCCTTGAGCGCCATGGTGTAGGATTCTGGGCATCGGAGCCGGAGACGGTTCCTCAAGCCTGAATCACCATGATCACCACCTTCAAAACTACCTGCGTTTGCCCCAACTGCGACGGCAAAGGCAAGCTATCCCACTTCTCTCACATCGCCAACGGTGACTGCTTCGCCTGCGGCGGCACCGGCACCCTAAAGATCACTGAATTCATCGGCGACAACTCCGACGTGATCCTGGAAGTGAGCACCCGCAATGGCCAGTTTGACAATGCCTGCCTGCGCTGCCGCACCTGGAAGAACGACCGTGCCGGTGACGGCAAGGTGTATCACAACTGGGGCAAGGACAAGTGGTGCCGTGAAATCCTCGATGCCGATGAGGCCCGTGAGCTGTGGCGCAATGCCAAAGCCAACGGCATCAAAACCACCATCTGGGAATATTGAGAAGTGTGAAGCAAGAAGCGGAGCCACCAAGGCTCCGCCCTTCTTCTGGTATACTGGTTCCAAGGCCGGCGACGGTCTCAAATTGCCTGATCACCATGACAGTTCATGTGCCCTTTGGGCCTGCTCGGCTCAAGCCAGACTACGAAGCTGGCCACATCCGTCGTAAGGATGCTTGGCTGCAAGGGAAGTACCGACTCTTCAATCGACGCTACTTTGAAGGCCGTCTTCCTGATTGGCCCTGTTATTTCCGAGGCATCAAGAATTCAAATACTAATGGCATGTATTGGTTTCGCCGAGGCATCACAATCAATCCTTACAACGAAGAAACACGTATTCTTGCCGTTTTGCTTCACGAAATGGTGCATGCAGAACAAGCCATGGATAGGCGTCCTGTTGACCACGGGCGCTGGTTCAAATCGCGCATGCGAGAGCTGACAGTCCTTACCAAAGGGCGCTACGGAAAGCTTTCGTAACAATTGGGGGGCTTCGGCCCCTGCTGGTGTATAGTTCTCTCACGGCCGGCGACGGTCCCAATTGCCTAGTCACCATGACCTCGATCGTTTCTCCCTTGCAGGGCACCCAGCTCCAGCCCGGCACCATCCTTTCTGGCTCCTGGGGCTACAGCATGACCATCGTGGACTTCTACGTCGTGGTCAAATGCACCGAGAAGACTGCTTGGGTGCAGCAAATCCAAGCCCATGAAGTGGATAGAGGCCCTGCTGGTGGCCACGCCGTTCCTGAGCTAACTCGCAAGCCTGCTCTGGTGTTTCAGAACCGTGAAGACGGTCAGGGCGGTGAAATGGTGCAAGCCCCCATCAAGATGTTCCGCATCCGCAAGGACAAGGATGGTACGGAGTGGCTCTGGAACAGCAAGTTCAATTGCAGCCTCCGCATCTGGAACGGCAAGCGCGTTTACAGCAACCACTGGGACTGATTATTTCACTCTGTTAAGCAGCAGCGGGGCCTCAAAGCCCCGCTGCTGCGCTGGTGTATAGTTCTTTCAACGGCGGCGACGCCTCTCCTGTTGACAACCATGACTTACCCCGCATTGAACCATGGCGATGAAGTGATGATCCAACATCGCTTCCGCTCTGAGCTTGCCGAACAGTACGCGGCAACTGCCAACCCCGACCCTGACTACCTGGCCAAGCTGCAACGAGACGCCGCCTACTGGCGCGAGCAATACAACGCATATATCCGCTACATCCGCGTCACCAACACCAGCTACCACCTCGCTGAGCGATGAATCTCCGCACCGTCCACGGCTTCACCGTCCCCTCCATCCACCTCAACGGCACTGGCGGCACCACGCTCCGCGAGGAATACGCCAATGCCTACGAAGCCCTCAATAAGGCCGTGGAGGCATTCGTCAACACCACCTGCAACGCCCGTGATTTCTACGTGCAGGACGAGGGGGCCTTTGATAAGGCCCGCCACGAGCGGGCCGAGGCCCTGGAGCAGCTCAGGAAAAGCCAGCACTACGTTGGATCAGTGCTGATGGGCATTTGTGACCAAATGTGAACACTGAAAGCGGGGCCTTGGGAGCCCCGCTTTTTCATGGTGTATAGTTCTGTCATGGCCGGCGACGGTCCCACTTCGTTTTCCATCGAAATGACTCAGTTCCAGAAAGGCTCTACTGTTCGCCCTGCTAACGACGGCGAAGACTCTCGCGGCAACCTTCTCAAGTGGACAAATCTTGTGGGGGTGGTTGTCGACTCATGGGAAGACTGTGGAGAAACACGAGTGCAGGTTCGATGGAGCAGAAAAGCACCGTTTCCAACCGTGCTTCCCAGCGATTGGCTTTCCCTCGTTTGATTGCGAATCACAACAGGTCCTCTTCATAGGGCCTTTGTCGCGTATAGTTCTCGCATCGGGCCGGAGACGGTCCACCACCCCTGGAGCATCATGCCTCTCTTCTTCAATGACCGCGAAGCCTGCGTCGCCTTCTGCGAGCAGCGTGGTTGGACTCTCGGCCCCTGGCGCCTAGAGCCCGTTCTGGCCTCTACTGACCTGGCCTGGAATGGCACTTGCACCCGCTGGATCATTCGTCTCATCTTTAACGATGGGTGTGGCAACAGCGAGCTGCAGGGCTGGTTCACCCGCCTCTGATTCAAAAGGGCCGCCCCAAGCGGCCCCTTATATATATCCCCCTTCCATCGATATATCCGAGAACCATGCAAGACGCCATCGCCGTCATCGCCATCTCTAAAAAGGGCAAATCCCGCATTGGCACCAAGCTCACCACTGCCATTGTTGAGCAGAATCACCACGATAAAATCTTCGTTGTGTTTCCCGAGCTAAATCAATGCAGGTGGATACGCAAAGACAACGATCCTGACTTTTCCATTGTTGATTTCTGAAACCATGCGTTACGTCTGTAATTACAACGACAACGGTCCCTATTTCAGCGCTACGCAAGGGCAATATCAAGCAGCTCGCCTCAAAGAGCTGCTGATGCACGTGCGCGTGTGCATGGAAGACGCAGATCAGGCCATTGGCGTGTTCAGTGATGATTCAGAGTGCATTGGCATGTGGCTTGATGAAGCAGAGCCTGTAGATGACGGGGAAGGTGGCATGGTGTTGGGCAAACCGTGCTACACGCTGTATCGCCCAGGCGACATGAGCGCCGGATTGTGGAACATGCACCTTCGCCATTTCAACAGGCCATGATTCTCATTGATTTCTTCTCTGAAGACGCCTGTAAGGGCACTGAGCTGATTGAAGGGTGGTATTTCTACGCTGATGACGATGATTCCGTCATTGGTGGGCCTTTTCCCAATGAGGAAGCCGCCCTCAAGGCGGCTTTCGATGGACATTCTTGGTGAGAACCGGCTAGAGGCGTATTGGACCCGGCTAGGTGTGTATTGGACCCGGCTAGGGTCGTATCAGACCCGGCTAGGCGCGTATCTAAGGGGGAGGTCCATGCGGCTATGCGCCTTCCCGCATAGTAGTACAAATGTACTACTGATAGGTTTTTCTGATATAAAGAACTGTACGCCATAAAATCTTCTTATCATTCGCGGATTTGCGGCCTTAAGTATAAAGAACTGCGCGCCGGGATTTGTGATGCCTACTCGTGCCGGCCTTGTGTGATGCCTACTCGTGCGCCGGGGTTTGTGATGCCTACCCTGCCGCGCCAATTCTTCACCCTTACCAGCTTGCGCCAGTTCTTCACTCTTGCCAGCTTGCGCCAGTTCTTCACTCTTACCAGCTTGCGCCAGTTCTTCATTTTTACTCGTGCTGGGTTTGTGATGCTCACTTGTGCGCGCTAGTTGATGCTCACTTGTACGCGCTAGGTGAGTGCAACTGCGCGGCGCTAAATGTTGCCTACTGTTCGGCCTTAAGTATAAATATTTCAGAGTGTGACGGCGACCGCTCAAACGGGCGCCGGCATGGTATGGGGCAGCATTGTTGCGGAATGTTGCAGCGGCGCTTGACTGATTGGCGGGTGCCATGGTATTTCGCGCGCTCGCGCGCTTTCCTTTATTGCTGACAGCATCCCGCGCAAGTAGCCTCCCGCGCAGCGTGCCAACCACAGAAAGCGCCATAGGGTCCCGGATGTTGTGCCGCTTGCCGTTGTGGCCTAATCTCCGGGATTGTGTGCCGGTTTGGGCCCATACTCCTACCAACGGCGCAACGGAGCGATCCTGGCCGTTAGTTCTCCGCTCTTCAAACCATGGCCGCCGACCTTTCCCGGTATCTAATGATCGACGCCAGCACCGGTACGGTGCTCACCGCTGCTACTTGCTACCTGCTGGATGATGACGCCCTGAATCCCGCAGAATGGGAGGCTATGGAGAGTTTCTCAGATGCTGAGATGGGAGAGTTTGCAAAGTCTCGCGGCAAGAAAGTTTCGGACGTGGTGACACTGCGCGCCAAACTCCCCGGCGAATATTGATCTTTTCTTTCCTTTCGTTCCTTTCTTTCTTTCAAACCGTGCAACTTTCTAAGCTTTCTTTTCACCTAACTGCAAAGTCTGGTAACGCCAAGACAGGCCCAATGGCCGTTAGCACGTCCGCTAAGTCTACCTGTTCGCCTACTTGCCCTTTCCTTGATAATGGCTGCTACGCTACATCGGGCCCGCTCAATCTACATTGGTTGAAAGTTTCAAGCGGTGAGCGTGGCACGAACTTCGCAACTTTCCTTGAAAAGTTGCAAGAACTGCCAGGAGGTTCGGCCTTTCGTCATAATCAGGCCGGCGATCTTCCGCATAACAATGGAAAGATCAGCGAAACTTTCATTCGAAAGATGATAAAGGCCGTCTCACACTTGCGCGCCTATACTTACACTCACCACAGTTTAAAAGTAGGAGAGAATCTTTCCCTAATTAGGAAGGCAAACCGCGCAGGCTTTACTATCAACGTTTCGTGTGAAAGTGAAGCCCAAGTTGATGACGCAATCGCGCACAATCTCCCGGCCGTTGTTGTTGCAAAGTCCACAGAATCGCGCACAACGTGGCACACTGAAGGCGGCAACGTTGTCATTGTTTGCCCTGCACAACGTAGCGATACTGTAACGTGCAGCGATTGTATGCTCTGCCATAAGAGAGGAAAGAAAGTAGCTATAGCCTTTCTCGCCCATGGCACAAGTAAGCGTAAAGCTGAGGCTCAACTTTCCTGAAATGTTCTACCTAACCTCCACAGAATACGGTCACACTTTCAACGCTGAAACTTTCCACACTTTAGATGATGCTCGCGCCTATCTTAACGAGCTTCAGTATCATCAGGATTTCGCTTTTAGTTATGATCGCGAGATTGCAATCGCAGAACTAACTGATCAGATTGCAGACTATCTTCTAGAAGAAAGTGAAGAGTGATCAGCACCGTCTAGAAGGCCGCACAAGCGGCCTTTATCGTCGCCCGGTATGTTCCACCATGCCGGGCTTTTAACGTGTCAGGCTGACCGTCCTAGCGGGGTCTGAGAATGTTGCAGCATCTGGCGTTTGGTTGGTGCAGGGGATCAACCACATCACGAACGGGGTTTTTCCACAGGCCTGTGGAAAACTCGCTAAGTCTTATGTTTTCCCGTGTTACGTTTTGTTGCAACGCTTGACGCGCTGGCCGGTGCCATGCAAGAATAGCGAAGCAATGGTTGACATAGCGAGGTAACGTGGGGTTTTTGTGCCAAGCTCGATGGGCTACCCCTGCGAAAAACGGGGCCAATTTTCACCAACTATTTCCCTATATGCATATGTGCATGCCTCTTGTTGATGTGAATAGCGCGTGATTAGCGCCATGGCAAGTTGAAAGAGGCGATGCGCAATGGTGAGCTATGGCTTCATGAAGAATTGAATAACAAGCGTGTTGTTATGACTGACTGAATGAAGCGTTAGCAAAAGGAAGGCTTCCTGATGAGGTGAATGATGAGCGAGGCATCATGACAAATTGAAGGAAGCGTGCCCATACCATAGCTACCTATTTCAGGACAAGCTCTCCGTTGTCAAGCTTTTCCTGCACCATGTCACGAATGGTTTGCATGGTTGCCGTAACAGCTCCCATGAATTCCTTCCGGCATTGACGGAATTGCTCTTGCTGATCATCGTTGAAATCGTAATGCGAGAGCACTTTGCCTTTTGACGATGCTTTGCGAGTGCCGAGGGCGTTAATGGCTTCATTACGGAAGGCATGCCATTTCAAATTGGAGCGTGCAATGCCACCCTTGAAATGGAAAGGGCTGAAATGGAGGACATAGCGCTTTAGCCAATTAATGCCTGGCAATGTGCCAGTGTCAGGGCGTTGACGGGCGTAGCCATCAGGATGCAGGAACAATGCGGCAAGCGTGTAGATGCGTGATTTGCGCGTGCTGTCTTGATTCCAGCTTTTGCCTTTCTTTCTGGAACGATAGTCGTCGGACAAATGGACAAATTCTTTTGCATTGTCCGACAAGCGCGAGGCTAGTTCGTCGAAATTACGTTCGACGAACGATGCCACATAGTCATCGTCACGACCATATTTGAAACGACGGGCCACATTGAGGATGCCATCGTTTTCTTTTTTGAAAGTCCAGCCAGCTTCTACGCGACGTTCAGTAGTGAAAGATGTAGGAGGGCGCTTGAGGGGCGTGTCAGGAAATTTCTGAACGTAGTAGGCAATGGCAAGGAGATCACCTTCATCACTTTTCCCATCGATTCCCGCCATTGCTCTGGCTTTAGGAGTGGTGCCTTGTGGGAATAAGCGCAGCTCACAGCCCTTAGCTGTGAGCGCAGCGTATAGAGAGAGGAGTTCTTGCTCGGTGTACACCTGTGCAAGGCTGAAGTCAGTGCGTGGTGTGCCGAGGTGAGCAGCTTCGCAGATGAGCTTGGCTCCATTGGGGAGCCAAGCAAGTGTGCGGAACTGTTCAGGAGAGAGTTGCGTAATGGTGCCTGTTTGCACGTTGAGAGTGTGCCAACAGAGTTTGCCAAAGTCTGCAACGTAGAGCTGCATGGTGCTGGGAATGAAGGACTAAGGCGATGAGAGGATGAACGATGCGCGAGGCGTCGTGATCTGGTGAATCGCCTGTGAAGAAATGTTACAGACGTTTTTCAGGAAAGCATTCCCAGTCAAGAACTCGCCGAAGGCATTGAGAAACAACCATTCCCCTCCATTGTTTCTTTGGCTGCTGCTCCAGAACTAAGGCGCCCCCTCAAAGGGCGCCTCTTAGTGCCAAAAGCCATTGTTTACGTGTGTTTTTGCGCCACCCGCGCAGTTGCACGCATTTTCCCCTTGCATTTACCAGATGGCCTGGAGCGACGCCGCTTTTGGGGCGGCGTCTCAGGGCTGGAAGGACATTTGCCAGTCCTAGAAGGCTTGCGAGGGGCTTGGCGTCGAGAGTTTTTGGCTCTTCTGGAGCGCTCGTTGGCCGCTTTTGGGCGGCCCCTCGCTTAGTGCTGGATGCGATGGTCAGGCGTCGCTTCGTCAGCGAGTCGTGTCCTGAACAGCAGTTGCACAATGCTTAGCATAACGTGAGCTGTGACCCATTTTTGGTATAGCGTTGATACCAAACAGGCCTTTTGATGCCATTTCTCATGAAAATCTTCAGCTTTTCTCCATTGTTTATGCTGAGATGCTGAAATAATCGTGAAAAGTGATAAGAAGCACATGTCTTTCCATTGTTCTCTCTTTAGCGTGAAGAGATACAGCGGAGGCCACCATGTGGGACGATCTGCCAGAGCCCTTCATGGTCGGCTCAATCAAGCTATGGCCCGCCCATAGCCGCCCTGGCTATACGTGGTTCATTGCTCACGAAGGTAAGCCTCATTACTTTCGCAGCAAGAATGAGGCAATGCTCTTCGCAAAGGACCGGCAGTCCATCGAAGATCCTGAAATGCTGTGTGACTAGCGAAAGATTTGATTAAGGAGCCAGTAGACGTAGCTAAGCTGGTTCCGTTCAAGAGCCGCCTTTGAGGGCGGCTCTTTCGTCTCAATCAAGGATGACAATGGCGGAGAAGATTGCCCGCACTGGACGGGTGCAGAGCTGGATGGATGATGCTGACGGGCGCCTCCCCGTGAGCTGCACAGTGTTCAACGTGCTTGATTCAATGGAAGGCGAGGATGGCATTGAGGCCTCCTGGCGCTTTGTGAGTCATGGTCTGCGCAATGGCGCTGGTGTGGCCGTGCATTTGTCTGATTTGCGGCCCAAGGGCGCTGAAAATGGCAAGGGCCTGGTGGCTAGTGGTCCGGTGAGCTTCGGCAAAATCTATTCCACATTGAATGAAATTCTGCGACGGGGCGGGCGATATAAGAACGGTGCAATTGTTCTGCATCTTGATTATTCGCACCCTGATGCGCTTGATTTCATCAAAGCATCGCGAAGTGAGCTGCCTTGGGTGAAGCGTTGCGTGAATGTAGATAAAGACTTTATGGAGAAGAGTTCCCCTGAATTGATTGATGCATTGCTGAAGGGAATTGCTTCAGGCGACATCTGGCTGAACAAAATTCGTTATGACCAGCGTGGTGAGCGCATTCGTGCAAACGTCTGCCAGGAGGTTTATCTTTCACATCGTGGCACTTGCCTGCTGCAGCACGTCAACATGGGCGCTTGCGCCATTGAAGACCTTGTGGGGGCTTTCAAGGAGGGCATGCTGCAGCTTTGTGAGCTGCATGCCGTGACGGGCGTTGGCGACACTGGAGAGTATTTGCCTGCCGTTGTAGATCGTCAAGTGGGGCTTGGCATGCTGGGCCTAGCCAACTTCCTGGCGCAGGAGGGCATTTCCTACAAGGACTTCGGCCTGGCGCTGAAAGATGTGAACGATGGCAAGCCTGGGCCTATTACCAATGCTCGCACTGCAGCCATTGTTTTGAAGCAGGCAATTATGGAGGCCGCGGCCATTGCCCGTGAATACAACATGGACAGGGCCTTCTGCATTGCTCCCACTGCATCATGCTCCTATCGCTACCAGGATTTGCGTGGATTTACTACAACGCCTGAGATTGCTCCTCCTATTGCTCGCCATGTGGACCGGGATAGCGGCACATTTGGCGTGGAAAGCTTTGACTACGGCGATGTTGAGACGGCAGCAGATGTGGGCTGGGAAGATTACAAACGTGTGGCTGATGAGCTGGTACGTATGTATCAAAACAGCGGCAATCTTTTCCATGGATATAGCTTTAATTCTTGGAGCGATGTTGTCGTTTATGACGAAGCCTTCCTCAAGGATTGGCTAGCATCACCTCAGACGAGCCTCTACTATTCGCTGCAAGTTCTTCCAGACACGCAGCGTAAAGATGATGCCTACGCGGCATTAGATGACGACTTTAAGAGCATGTTTGGTCTCGACGATGAGTCGGCGGCCAATCAGAGTTCTGCGTCTTGTGATTTAGAGGCCGGATTCTGTGCAGCTTGCGCAGAGTGAC